CGGCTCCCAGCAGATGGACGAGGCCGGGGTCACCGGCGAAGAGGTCATTGACAACATCCAGGACCGCATCGACTGGCTTGACACAGAGAAGGCCGACGCCTCATCCCTTGGCTCGGCCGCGGCCGCTGACTACACCGACTTCGCCACAGCGGCTCAGGGCGCGCTGGCGGACTCAGCAACACAGCCCGCTGACCTTGCCACGGTCGCCACGACGGGCGCCTACGCGGACCTGTCGGGCAAGCCGACGCTGGGTACTGCGGCTGCTGCCGCGACGACGGACTTCGCCACCGCCGCGCAAGGCTCCACCGCTGACTCTGCGGTTCAGCCCGGGGACCTGGGCGACGCTGCGGCGCTTGACGTGGGCACCACGGCAGGCACGGTCGCCGCTGGCGATGACTCCCGGTTCACCGATTCCCGCACTCCTTCCGGCTCTGCTGGCGGTGATCTGTCGGGGTCGTATCCGAACCCGACTGTGGCGAAGATCAACGGTGTCACCGTCACAGGCACACCCACGTCGGGTCAGGTGCCGATCGCGTCGTCGGGTACGGCCGCGGCGTGGGGCACGCCGTCGGGTAGCGGGTACGCCACGGTCGAGGATGAATCCACACCACTGACTCAGCGATCAACAGTCCGGTTCGCTGGCGCGGGAGTTACCGCCACGGACTCAGGTGGCGTGCGGACCCTGGTGACGATCCCCGGTGAGCGGGCTGTGCCAACTTTCGCCACGGCCTATGGCTCGTCGGCGTCGTGGCTGTACAACTACGCCGGGACCACTGCTAACGGTGTTGTGCCTGCCTCCCCGATGATCAATTCGGGCACCTACATCGTGGGTGACGGTGCGGGGGGTTGGAAGGGGTCGTCGGCCTCGGGTGAGGGGGCCAGCGTCCTGTCTCCTGGCGGGACGGCCCCCACACTCCAAACCGTCAAGTGCGACATGGGCGGTGCGACCCTTGGCAGCGGTCGTGCCGGGGTGATCCTCGGGCACAACTTCCTTGTCGGTGGCGTCCGCATCTACAAGCGGGGCAGCGACGACAAGGTGGTCATTGAAACGGGTGTCGGCAGCACTTGGACCGCCGTTTACACGTCATCAGGCACCGTGACCGCTTTCGTGTCGATGTCGCTGGTACAGATCGGGCAGGCGGTGTTGGCGACCTTCGATGATGGCGCCGGGGGTTACGGCTCATTCGTCGTGTCCACCATCTACACCGCGCTAAAGCCTGGCATCTATCTGAAAGACACGAACGCGGCTGGCTCCCTGGCTGCGATGGCGTTTGAGGTGAAGGGATGATCGAAACCGTTCACCTTGCGGCGGGTGTGACCATCGACCTGGACCCCGAGGCCGGGGTTGCCACGGAGCGAGATGCGGAAGGCAACATCACGCTAACCCGACCCCTCACCGACGTTGAGCGGGTGCGCTGCGAGGTCAATCAGCAGGCGCGGCAAGCGAACGCCGGTGCTGCCGCTCAGGCCGAAACGCTCCGTCAGGAGATGTTCTCCCTCACCGAGGACATCATCGACTGGAACCAGGACGCCCGCGCGTTCCTCGCCTCGTCGGGGCAGTACGGCGCGTTCGACGTACCCACCCGACTCGCGCTGCTGTCCCGCGTCGAGTCGGCGCTCCTCGCATCGAAAGCCCTGCCGGTTCGCACCGACCCGCTCGCTGACCAGGAGCGGTGGATGCTGCAACGCTGCCAGGAATCCACCGACGTCGTCGCGCTGATCGCGGCACTCAAGTGACATCACCGCCTAAGCGCCGCTGGTTCCTGTACTGGCTGCTGATCTTCGGCGTTGCCGCGTTCGGTGTCCCCGAGGCCATCGCGCTTACCGACCCCGACTCCGGGGACACGTTGACCGAATCGCTGCGCTGGCTGGTCGGCCTTCACCCCGTCATCAAGGGCGCGTTCCTGGGGTTCATCGGCTGGTTCGTCTGGCACATCCTCTGGCAGAAACCACGACGCAAGGACTGACCCGATGGCCCTGACGTGGAACAACCCGCAGCCGTGGAACGGGCCGCAGACGTGGAACGGATTCCTCGACACCGGCCCGAGTGAACCCACCGTCGCGGGGATCTCCACCACCGGCATCGGACCTTCGCGCTCCACCACTGACCTCGGGCAAGGCCGGTCCACCTCGGGCCGATCCCTGACCCGCTCCACCACCGGGAGGGCGTAGTGCCGATCATCTCCGGCTCAGGCGGGGCCACCCTCGGATCAGTCGTGCGGCTGTACTTCTACACCTACGACACCGCATCAGCCCCGGCGAACGCCACAGCCGTGACGTGCGTCATCACTCGCCCCGATGGGACGACGACGTCGGGGTCGGTCACCAACACCGCCACGGGTGTGTACGAGGTTCAGTACACCCCGACCCAGGTCGGCCATCACGGCGTGTACTGGCAAGCCACCGGACTGAACGCTTCGGCGGCTGAGGACACGTTCAGTGTCGATGACCACACCGTTGCCCCAGCGGTGTCGCTGTCCGAAGTTCGGGCGCACCTGAACATGGTCGGGGACGACTTGGCTCGAGATGGAGAGTTGACCGCGTTCATCAACGCCGCACAGTCAGCGATCGAAGCGCGCGTGGGTCCACTGACCCGCAGGCCGGTGACGGAGGTTCACAACGGCGGCGTGTCCGGGATCGTCCTGCGCCAGTCGCCGGTCATCGCTGTGGACACCGTGACCGAGAACGGCACATCCGTGACCGGGTTCACCCTGTCCCCTGGGGGCGGGGTTCTCACCCGCACCTCGGGCTATTCACGAGCAACGTGGGCGGACGGGTACGGCAACGTCTCTGTCACCTACACCGCTGGGCGTACCTCCATCCCCGCCGATCTTCGGCAGGCGGTCCTGGAGTTGATCCGGCACCTGTGGAAGACGCAGCGCGGGCAGCAGGGCAGGGCGCGGGAGGAAGAGTTCATCGCCGGTCAGGGCTACTCCATGCCGAACCGGGTTCTCGAGCTGATCGCCCCGTATGAGATTCCGGGCATCGCATGACGCGCCTGTTCGATGTCATGAACGGCCTGGTGATGGTGCTGCGTTCCGCATCGGGACTGAGCGCCCCGGACGGCAACGGCGTGCCGGTGTACGACGGCCCGGTGTCCACGCACGATGCCCCGAAGGTCTACGTCGTCGTCGGCGGCGACAACATCGGCGATGAGGCCGAGGACGCCGCAATCACCATCGAGCACGACGAGATCTCCATCCCGCGCACCCAGCCCGGGACACGCGAGGAGCGCCTGTCGGTCCCGATCGCCATCTGGGCCACGGACGGCGACAACGACTACGCGGCAGCCCGAGATCTGGTCGAGTCGGTCTGGAACGCCATCGACAACGCGTTGCGTGCCGTCCCTGACCCACTTGCCCTGCCCGGCCTGCAAAGGCTCGGTCTGGGGATTGGGTCGCTGCAGCAGTTCACCGACTCGTCCGGCGTCCGTGTGGCGATGCCGGTCACCCTCGACGCCGTCTACCGCATCTAGGAGCAACTGATGCCCAAGGTCCGCAACCTCGCGCCCGAGCCCCGCGTGATCCTCGGCCGCCTGGTCGACGTCGACGAGGTGTTCGAGGTCGACGTCGCAACGTTCAAGAACAACGCCTGGCCCGAGGACCTCTACGAGGTTCTGGCCCCCACCAAGAAGGACAAGGAGTAAGTCATGGCGCTGGGTAGCGGTCAGGCAGGACAGCTCGGCTGGGGCGTGGAGTCCACGCCTGGCACGGCGGTCACGCCCACCAAGTTCGCGGTGATCAACGGGCCAGCCAAGGCGGGCAAGTTGGACATCACGATGGTGCAGGGCGAGGGCATCAACGCGGGCCGCTTGTTCCCGCAGGAGGGCCGCCACGTCCACACCACCAAGTCGGTGTCGGGGCAGTTCTCGACGAACCTGGTCAGCAAGGGCCTGGGCACGCTGGTGCGCGCGATGCTGGGCGCGTCCCAGTCGACGCCGACCGTGCTCACAGGATCGGCGTATGAGTACGTCGCCACCCCCGGTGACAAGCAGTCTGCGGGCTCGTCGCTGACGATCCAGCAGGGCGTGGTCCGCCTGGACGGCACGGTCAACCCCTACACCTGGCGCGGCTGCAAGATCCCCGCCTGGGAGCTCTCGTGCAGCGTCGACGGGATCGCCGAACTCAGCGTCGACTTCGACGGCTGGGACGAGGTCACCGCGACTGCGCTGGCCACCGCCTCCTTCCCGGTGACCGAGCAGTTCACCGGCGTGCAGATGGCTGTCAACATCGGTGGCACACCTGCGACGTCCAGCGGCAAGACCTCACTGACCTCGCCCACGGCGCTGAGCGGGGTCAAGGGCGTCACGGTCAAGGGCTCCGACCCCATGAACACCGAGCGCTTCTACGCGAACGCCGCCGGCGTGAAGGCTGAGCAGGTCCGCAACGCCCTGGCCGAGTACGCCGTCGAGCTCGACATGGACTACCTGGACCGTGCGGTCATCTACGACCTCGCGGCCGCGAACACCTCGACTGCGCTGCAGATCGCGTGGACGGGGTCCCTCATCACCGGCGCGCACTACAACCTGTTCGAGATCACGATCCCGAAGGTCAAGTTCGAGATCCCCGACCTCGACGGGGACGGCGCTGACACCACGGGGCAGAAGGTCGTGGCGAAGGTCGTCGAGGAGCAGGGCTCCTCGCACAACACGTTCCAGATCCGCCAGGTCAACACCGACACCACGCTCTGACGGTAGGTCGTCACCAGCCCCCCGGCGTCGGGTCGGGGGGCTTCGTCATTCCACGAGCAACAAGGGGAACCACCGCGATGGCTCGCATCCTGCACTTCACGTACAACGGGCGCCCGCTGACCGTCGACTTCGAATCGATCCTCAACGTCGAGGCCATTGAGATCGAGAAGGTCACCAGCCACCCGTTCCTCGACTTCTTCAAGAAGCTCGACGAGTACGACGTCCCCTCGATCACGGCGCTGGTTGCTCTGGCGCTTCGACGGGAGGGCGAGGATGTCAAGTTCCGCGACGTGCAGTTCCCGCTCAGTGAGTGGGGCAAGCGTCGCTGGGAGGACGACAGCGAGGACGTCGGCGACGACGAGCAGGCGGACCCTCCGACGCCCGGCGTCGAAGCCGGGGAGGCCTCACCCGCGAACGACTGACGCAGTCCTACATCGGGCTCTTCGCCGAGATCCTCGGCATCCGCCCGTGGGAGATGTCCCTGCTCACCGCTGACGAGTTCGACGGCCTGCGCGCCTACGTCGATGCCAGGAACAAGGGGGCGTAGATGGCCACGTCGAACCTGAAGGTCAACATCGTCGCCGTCGACAAGGCGTCGAAGAACCTCGACAAGGTCGGCGACTCCTTCGCCTCAGTCGGCAACATCGCCGCCGGGGTGGCTGCTGCCGGCATCGCCGTGTTCGCCAAGCAGGCCATCACAGCGGCGTCGGACCTCGAGGAGACGCAGTCCAAGGTAGGCGTGATCTTCGGGGACTCCGCCGGCAAGGTGGAGGAGTTCGGGGACCAGGCGGCCAAGTCCATCGGTCAGTCGAAGACCGTGGCCATGAGCGCCGCCGCGACGTTCGCCACTTTCGGCAAGTCGGCCGGGCTGACTGGTGACGAGCTCGCTGGCTTTTCGACCGAGTTCACGACTCTGGCCTCAGACCTGGCCTCGTTCAACAACACCTCGCCCGAGCAGGCCATCGAGGCCATCGGTGCCGCGCTGCGCGGTGAAGCCGAGCCGATCAGGGCATACGGCGTGCTGCTTGACGACGCCACGCTCAAGCAAGAGGCGATGGCGCTCGGCCTCATCAAGACCACGAAGGACGCCCTCACCCCGCAGAACAAGGTGCTGGCGGCTCAGGCTGCGATCTACAAGCAGACCACCGACGCCCAGGGTGACTTCGCCCGCACCGCTGACGGGCTGGCGAACTCGCAGCGCACTCTCTCGGCGGAGTGGCAGGACGCTCAGGCGCAGCTGGGGCAGTTCCTGTTGCCCTACGCAAAGACGGCGGTGGGCACGTTCACGGACCTGCTCGGTGTGTTCACCGAGATGGAGCCCGCGACCCAGAAGACGGTCGTGCAGGTCGTCGCCCTGGGGGGCGCAGCAGTTGTGGCCGGTCCACGCATAGCCGACATGGCACAGGACATGGTCGGCTTCATCAAGGACCTCGACAAGGGTCAGGCCCGATTCGCCGCCACTGCGACCGCACTGGCGGCCATCGGTGCCGCAGCCATCGCCACGTCCAACTCAGCGGCCGAGATGCGCTCCGAACTCGACGAGGCGATCGAGGGATTCGCATCCTCGGGCAGTCGTCAGGCTCTGGGCGACACGGTGGAGAAGTTCAACGAGCTGCGCCAGAAGCAGGAGGACCTCAACAACGGCAGCGGCGTGTGGGACACCCTGTCTGACGGCGCGGAGTCGTTCGGCTTCCGCTTCACCAACGGCTTCAAGCACATCGACGACCAGGTCACCGAGTACCAGCGACAGATCGAGGAGACCGGCCGGAAGACCGACAGCGTCTTCGAGCTCACAGCCTCCCGACTGGGCATCACGACTCGCGAGGCTGAGCGCCTGGCTGAGACCACCGGGATCGACCTGAGCCAGGGCGTGGGTCGCGCGTCCGACGGCCTGGTCGAGTTCTACAACTCGAACGTCAAGGCCAAGGACGGCACCGAGAAGACTGCCCAGGCGCAGGACGTCCTGAACGACTCGATGGCCACTGCTGAGGACAAGGTCAAGGCGTTCCGCGCCCAGCTCGACCAGCTCGGCGGCGGCTACTTGACGGTCGATGCGGCGCAGGACCGCTTCCAGGCATCCGTCGACTCGTTCACTGAGTCGGTCAAGGACAACGGTCGCACCTTGGATGGCAACACTGAGAAGGGGCGCGCGAACAAGGACGCCCTGCGTGGGATCGCCGAGTCTGCGCGCGACGCGGCAGTCGCGGCGTTCGAGGTCAGCGGGTCGCAGAAGGACGCCAACGTCCAGCTCAGCAAGGGACGCGACGCGTTCATTCGTGCCGCTCGCGCCGCCGGGCTCACGGGCGACAAGGCGCAGCGGCTGGCCGACAAGTACGGGCTGATCCCAAAGGTCGTCCCCACAAAGGCCAAGTTCGATGACAAGGAAGCGCGTCGCAAGATCGCATCCTTCTCCGCCTGGGCGAGTAGCAACCTTCCAAATGTCGTGATCAACCCGAACGCTCGGACCGAGCAGCAGGAGTTCGGCGCACGCATCCCCGGGCGCGCTAGCGGTGGCCCCGTCCGCGCTGGCCAGGCGTACATCGTGGGCGAGAAGCGCGCGGAACTGTTCGTCCCGGATCGGAGCGGCACCATCATCCCGCGCATCGGAGTGTCGTCAGGCGGTGGTCCCACGGTCGTGGTCAACGTCTCCGGCGTCATCGGGAGCAAGGATGACGTGGCCCGCTGGGTCGAGGACGCTGTTGGTCGGGCAATCCGTCGCGGCTCGATCCGGATGGCGTGATGGCAGCCCCCGACTACACCGTTGAGTTCTACCTGGGCGGCTCCTGGGTAGACGTGTCCGACTATGTGCTGGTCAAGGGTTCGTCCATCGAGTTCCGCCGTGGGCGCTCGCGGGCCTTCTCCCCAGCAGCGACGGGGACGGCTTCGTTCACGCTCGACAACTCGGATGGACGGTTCAGCCCTGGCAACATTTACAGCCCCTACTACCCGACCGTGCTGGACCGAGTTGCGGTGCGGATCAAGGTGGACACGCAAACCGTGTTCACGGGGGTAGTTGACTCAACTACCGTCCAGCTCAACCGTAGCCAGGTCGTAGCGGTCGTTGAGTGTGTGGACATTCTCAAGTCGCTGTCGCAGACCCGCATTCAGTCGATGGCGATTGAGGAAGCGACGCTGGTGGCGCTGGCGAACACCGGGTCGGCGTGCTGGCCGATGTCCGACCTGAACGCCACCCGTGGTGATGAGTGGGCGGCGTGGCGGGATGAGTCTGCGGACCCCATCGAGATCCGTGGCGGGTTCCTGGGTGGCAAGGCGGGCAGTCACGAGTTCGAGCAGGACGCACCGCCGTTCATGCAGGGGTCGATAAAGATCGTCCCCGACGACCCAACGAACCTTGTCGGGCCGGTCCTGGTGTCGCCGGTCACGTTCAACCCCGGCGCTAACGGCACGGTGATGTTCTGGTTCCGCGCTACGTCGGCGGGCTACCTACTGAACATGGACCGGCAGTCCTCGGGCAACGGGTACATGCAACTGTTCCTGAGCGGCGCGGGGGCGCTAACCCTGACAGTCAGGAACGACTCGTCAAACACGATGACCCTGACCCGCTCCACTTCCCCGGCCACGGGTGTCGGCATGGTGGATGACGCTTGGCATTTCGTGGCGATGGGCACCGACACCACGGGCACCCGGCTGTTCATGTATGTGGACGGCGCCACTTACACATCCTCCACCGGCACTACGAGGACTATCGGCTCCACGGACCGCCGCCTCACCATCGGCGGGGTGTGGAACTGGTCAACCGACCAACCCACCTACGGCTGCTCCGCATCGTTCGCAGGGGTGGCGGTCTACCCGTCCTACGCGGTGACCTCATCCGAGCTGAGCGCCATCTACAACGCGGGCATCAACGGGCGCAGCGGGCAAACCGTCACGCAGCGCGTGGAGCGCCTGCTGGAGTATGTGGACAGTTCAGTGTCGTTCACGGCGGCAGATGTGACCTCCGGGTTCACGGTGGGCGGTCAGGTCACAGCAGGTAAGGATCTGCTGGCGTGCTTCGATGAGATCGCTGAGGCTGAGGGCGGGGTGTTCCACGCCAATCAGAACAACGACCTCCGCTACTACGGCTACGACGCCTACTCGGCGCCGGTTGATCTGACGCTCACCGCTGCGGGGGATCTGCTGGACGGCCTGGAGTATGCGTCCGACGCCGACGGATTCTTCAACGTCCTCACCGTGGAGGGCACCACGGCGGGTTCGGTGTACCGCGAGGACGCCACCTCCGTCGCGTCAGACGGCATCGTGGGCGAGTCCAGGCAGGGCATCGTTGCCGGTTCCCAATCGCTCCTGGAGGACTACGCCGACCGCGTGTTGGCCCGCGCCGTCGCGCAACCACCCGGACTGCGGGGCGTAACCGTTGATGTCCTCACCAGCGAGAACTTCGCGTCCTCGCGGTGGGTTCCGCTGAACAAGTCGCTGGGCACATTTTGCGAGATCACCGGCCTGCCATCCGGCGTGACGGGCGGCACGTCCGCGTTCGGCCACATCCAGGGCTACTCGGTGTCGATGTCGGTTGATTCGCTCACGATGAATGTGGAGTTGTCGGAATGAGCCAGCGGGGGGAAGCCACACTCCTGGCCGCGATCACCGGGGCTGGACTGACCGCGCTGCCCGTCGTCACCGGAGCGGTCCTGGCCGTATCCGAGGGGACGCTGCGCAACGCGCAGTTCGTCGCGGTAGTCCTGGGCATCTGCGCCACAGTTGCGGTCCCCGCCGGATGGCTGCTGCGTTTCACGATCCGCAAGGCCAGAGACGAGATACGTGACGTGGTGCGTGAAGAGGTCGGGGCGCTCAGCGACAAGGTCGACATCCTGACGGGCCGCCTCGACGAGGCGCACCCGCTCCCCTAGACGGCGCACCGGGCGTCAACACCTGCCCGCGAGGCCTGGTGAAGGTCGTCCCCCGATGAGGCGTGCCGGTTCCCTCGCGCCTCGATGACCTGCGCCCGGTGCGCCCGCACGGAGGTGAGCGATGGATGCCGTCGAGCACCTCGCCTCCCGCTTCGCCGCGCTGGTCCTGGCCAACAAGCAGGCCGACGCCCTGATCGGCATGTACGCCGCCAGCGGGGACCGCGGCTATCTCGACCAGGCGCGCGCCGTCCTGCAGGACTCCACCGCACCAGTGCGCCTGGCCGGCCATCCGCGCACACCGCACGAGCAGACAGCCGCCGACGCGATCGAGCTTCGCACCCAACGCCTGGGACGACCTGCTCGACGAGCCCTGCTTCGCCTCCGACGACCCAACGCCCGCCGACGTGCTGGCTCGCTTCCCCATGCCCCGCCGAACCTGACGAAGGGAACCACCCATGACCGAGTCGACGCGTCGCGCGCTGCGCACGCTGTACCAGGGCCTGATCGCCGTGGTCGTCACGATCCCGCTGCTCGCGGGCGTTGCTGCTGCCCTGCCGGAGGAGTTCCCCTACAAGGGGCGCATCGTGGCGATCCTGCTCACGCTGGCTGCCGTCACCGCAGCTGTGAGCAAGGTGCTCAACGAGCTCGAGGACCGCGGCCTGGTCCCGGCCTGGCTGAAGGGCACGCCGGAGGACGGGCTCGAAGCGTGAGCACCTGGGGCAGCGCACTGCGTCGGGCAGGGCTGAAGGTTGTCGACGAGCCGGTGCCTGGACGTCCGTTCGCGTTCGGCCCACCGCGCGGCATCCTGCTGCATCACACCGCCGGCAAGGCTCCCGGCGACCTTGGCGTCGTCACCCGCGGTCGCGCCGGGATCCCTGGCCCGCTGTCGCAGCTGTACCTGGCGCCCGATGGCACGTGGCACGTCATCACCACGGGCCGGGCTAACCATGCGGGCTACGGGCGGTGGAACTCTCGCGGCCTGGTCATCCCGAAGGACAGCGGCAACGAGTTCCTGATTGGCATCGAGGTGTCGCACCTGGGTAACGCGCCAATCACTGGGGCGCAGTACCTGTCGCTGGTGAAGGGCGTTGCGGCGTTGTGCCGCCTGTACGGCTGGGATGCGGGCCGCGTCATCCGCCACACCGACTACGCCGGTCCACGCAAGGTTGACATCCGCAACAACCTGACCAAGGTGCGCGGACACATCACCAAGCAGATCGCTGCGCAGACACCAAAGAGCTCGTTCCCATTGCCCAAGGGGCACGTGTTCTGGCGCAAGCCGTCGAGGACGCAGCATGACGGCCGCGCTGACGTATTCGACCGTGCAGCCGTTCGTCGTATCCAGAAGCGGCTCGGGGTGCGCCAGACCGGCCACTTCGGACCGATCACCGCGGCGAAGGTGTCGATCTTCCAGTGGTCCAACGGCATCAAGGTGTCAGGCAAGGTCGGCGCGCACACCTGGCGCAGGCTCGGCCTGTAGCACCCCTCAGAACGGACGAGGCCCCGCCTCTCGACCTTCGGGTCGGGGGCGGGGCTATTCGTCGTTGGTTAGGCCTTATGCACCTGAACCGCCCCAGCCTCATCGACCCACACTCGGAACCTGCGGACACTGGTGCGCCAGGTGAACACCAGGCCCGCGATCGCCAGCACGACCACGACGATCAATCCGACTTCGGGCGATGCCGCACCAACCGCAGCCCCGATCAGCACCGCGAGGAACAGGGATGCAAACGTGCCGACCATCCCGGCGATCACGCCGGTCCGCTGCCGGTACTCGATCACGGCCTGCGTCTCATCCTGGTAGATGATCGTGCCGCCTTGTGCGGCGGCGCCTGCCAACTCGGCTCGGAGTACGTCGCTCATGACGCCGGACCCTAGCGCGAGTTAGGCGATTCCTGCGACGACCTCAGCCAAACCGCCCACCGCGCCGATCGTCGCAGCCGCGACCATGGCCTGCTCAACGCTCGACACGCTGGCCCTGGCGTAGATGGCCGTGGTGTTCATCGAGACGTGCCCCATCGCTTCCGACACGGCGCGTAGGTCGCCGGTCCCTTGCAGGGCGGCCGTGGCGAACCGGTGCCGCAACGTGTGGAGCCGGTCAGGTATCCCGCACTCAGCGAGGTAGCGGGAGGCGCGCTTGGTGATGGAGTTCGCGGTGCAGTAGCCGTGTGCCCGAAGCGGTGGGATGACGGGGCCGATCCTGTGCGGCAGGGCTGCCAGCGAGTCTGCGAGCGGGTCGGAGATGAACACGACGCGTGACCGGCCACCCTTACCCCTGGCCACTCTCAGTACCCGCTCGTCAAGGTTGATCTCGGACCAGTCCAGCAGAGCGATCTCACACGCCCTGAGTCCAGCGAATCCGGCGAGGGACAAGATCGCGCATGTCGCCGGATCGGCGTTGCGCAAGGCTTCCGCGAACCGGCCCTCGGGCATGGGCCGGGGGAGGTAGTGCGTGGCCCTGGGTGTCGGGAGCCGTTCGGCGGGGGAGTGCATCAGCAGCCGCTCGTCAAGGCACCACCCGTAAAACGCCCTCAGGTGCGTCACGTCATTCCGTCGTGTCGCGGGGACGACTTGCCCCATACGGATCTGCAAGTAGTCCACGAGCTGATCGCGGGTGGCGTACAAGACCGGCCCGCCTAAGTGTTCAGAGAGCCGTGACAGGACGCTACGGCGCATCTGTACGGTTCCCTCTGCGAGTCCCCGCATGTGCATGTATTCGACATGGCGGTCTACGACCGCCTCCCCGGTGCGTGTCATGGGATGCTCCCTCGGCACAGTTCATCGGGAGCCTTAGGCTGCGAGCGTTACCAGTTCTAGCGCGGGAGTCGGGCCGAATGGCTGAATACATCTAGAGGCTGACAAGCCATCCGGCCCTGGTCGTTCCGACACGTGGCCCGTCATCAGCCATACGTAGTCGCACCCGCTCGCGTGGGCAATCTTTCGGCACGTGGCATCGAGGTCTGAGGGCATCGACCCGCCGACCTCCCACGTGCGCCATGTCGCGTAGGGAATGCCGCTCGCTAGAGCCGCTTCCTTGCGATTCCACCCCATGTGTGCGCGGACTAGGAAGAGCCGTTCGATGAACGTGCCCTGGGGAAGCCAGCCGTGCTTAGGTTGTGTGCTCATGACGACAAGGTACCCCAATCACGTACTAATGAAACCTTGTTACCCAACCGTGACCGTGTTGCCTTAGTAGGTCGTTGTATCGGTAGTTCGTCATAGTGTTAGGTTCCTCCACATGGCGACCAAGACCCTGCACACCACGACGGAGGCGGCGACACTGCTGGCCGTCCACCCGGTAACCATCCGGCGCTGGATCGAAGCGGGCCACATCAAGGCCGTACTGCTGCCCACCGGCCACTTCCGCATCTCGCAGGCCGAGATCGACCGCCTGCTGGGTGAAGCGGCATGAGCGCCGAACTCGTGGACACCACGACCGGCGAGATCGTGGACGGCCTGACCTCCGTCGAGCGTGGCGACCTGACCGCCGCTGAGTGCGTCATCGAGCGCGGCCTGGCGACGTTCGTGGAGGTCGGGGAGTCCCTGGCCCGCATCCGCGATGCCCGCCTGTACCGCGAGGGCTACGCGACGTTCGACGCGTACTGCCGCGACAGGTGGAACCTCAGTCAGCGTCACGTCAACCGACTTGTTGAGGCGTCCGAAACTGTGCGCGCGATGGGACCAAATGGTCCCGCCATCACCAACGAAGCCCAGGCCCTGGACGCCAACGACGTGTCCCGCATCGTTGAGGAGCGCATCGCTAACCGCGAGAAGGTCGTGCGCTCCACCGACCTGATGGTCGAACACGTCGGCCCGTGGCTGACGGACCTACTCGAAGCGCACGGCTCCATCGACGCGGCTGTCCGCGCGGGCGCCGTCACGACTGCCGACTCTGACGCCGCGAGCGGTGCCGCATGACTCCCTTCGACTACTCCGACCTCATCAAGGCCGTGGAGTGGGCCAGCGAGATCGCCACCCGCACCGGACGACGGCAGCGCGTGTACCGCGTCTCCCGCCGCGTGTGGGCGATTGAGCCTGCCGCCCCCTGATCTTCCTGGCGGGGTTCACGTCGTGCCTGTACCGCGACGCGGCTCGTCCTAGCCCCGCCAGGAACCCCTCGTCCGTGGGTCGGAGAGCCCGGAACGCATCCGGCCCACGGACAAAGAAAGACCCCCGCGACGGGTCGAACGTCCGGGGGATTGGCCCAACCGCAGCAACGGAAGGACAGCAAGATGATGACACAAACCGAGGCCGACCGGCGAGAGGCGCAAGCCTTCGCTGACGACCTGTTGCGGCTCATGCGGACCGCCGAGTCGTTCCGGCTGCCGTTCGCCGCTGACCTGCTGAACACGATCCACACCCACGTCATCGACCAGTTGGGGCTGACGGAGTTCCCCGAGGCTGATGACCCGGTGCCGTTCGTGCCTGCGGCGGTGGACGCATGACCCCGGAGCAGGCGAAGGCGCTACGCGAACCGTTCCCGCCCGCCGTCATCGGCAAACTGCCCAAGGCCGGGATGATGCTCGACTACGTGGGCCACGCCGCCGTGACCGACCGGCTGATCCAGGTCGATCCCGAGTGGACGTGGGAACCCTTCGCCACTGACGCCAACGGCCTGCCCGCCCTGGACGCGAGCGGGAACCTGTGGATCAGGCTCACCGTCTGCGGCATCACCCGCGTAGGCGTAGGGGATGGGTCCAACAGCGCCAAGCAACTCGTCTCGGACGCGCTCCGCAACGCCGCCATGCGCTTCGGTGTCGCGCTAGATCTGTGGTCGAAGGAAGACCTGTCGCACAACCGCTCCACCGCCGACTACGACGCCGCCATCCGTCAGCTTGACGACATCAACGACGTTGATCTGCTGCTGTCCCTCCACGCCCAGGCCGTGGCTTTGGCCCGGTTCGATGAGGCCGACGCGATCCGCGCACGCGGTATCGAGGTCAAGGCGGCTGCCGCATGAGCGCCCAGACGTTCCAGACCGAGACGTTCACCCCGGCTGTCGAAGCCGTCGCCGCGCTGCACGACGACATCGACCGCCTCATCGGACAGGTGGACGGCGACGACATCGCCCTCATCACCCTGCTCCGTGATGCACGCACGGCACGGCAGCAACTGGCCACCATCGAACGCGCCCTCGAGGACGCTGCCGCACGGGCATGGCCACGGACGGCAGGGAATCGGATCGCGCTGTCGAATGAGTGGGTCGCTGAACGCCGGTTCGGTGCTGACCGCACGAAGTGGGACAACGACGGCCTCACCGCCGATCTCGTCCGCAAGGTCACCTCGGGGCCGGTGGTGGATGAGTCCACCGGGGAACTGTGCGAACCGAACGCGATGACGTGGGCGCTGCGCGATGCGCTCGTGGCGTGCGCCCGACCGTCGTGGCGGACCACGAAGTTGCGCGAGCACGGCATCGATCCGGATGAGTACTGCCACAAGGAGAAGGGCCGCGTCACGGTCCAGATCATCCCGGCATCGGAGGCCACCGATGACTGACGAGGTTCTGAACCCGGTCCAGATCGAAGCCGCGATCCGTAAGTGCGCGAACCGCATCGCTGAGGGCGTGAAGGTCTGCTCCGAAACCTACGCCGCGTTCCTGGACTGCGATCGCTCCTACGACCGTGCCTACGCGCAGGCGTACCTCGCCCACGACGGAGCAGCACACGAGAAGAAGTTCGCCGCCGAGATCGAAACGTCTGAGGCCCGCGCTGTCCGTGACGCCGCTGACGTTGCCTACCGCTACGCCGACCGCACCGCGAAGGCTGTGGAGTCTGAGCTTCGCGCCCTCCAATCGTTGGGGGCGTCGGTTCGTCAGGCCTACGCCGTCGCAGGACGGGGCGAAGCGTGATCCCCCGCAAGGTGCGCGCCGCCGTCCTGGCCCGCGACAACGAGGCCTGCGTTTGCTGCGGTCAGAACGTCACCTACATCCCGTACTCGATCCACCATCGCAAGCCCCGCCAGATGGGTGGCACGAACGACCCGCGCATCAACGGCATGGCGAACCTCTTGACCTTGTGCGGCACCGGCACTACCGGATGCCACGGATATATCGAGTCCCACCGTGACGAGGCCCGCGAAACCGGCTACCTCCTGCGCTCGGTTGAGGACGCCCCCACCACTCCTGTCCTTGCGTTCGTCGGCTGGCTCACGTTCAGCGACGAGATTGAAGGTGCCGCATGACGTACCTAGCCGCCCTTGTCCTGCTCGGCAATCGTTGCGCCGACCTGATCCTTGGGGCCGACGCCTACCGGGGTCTACGTCCCGCCTCGCGCTCTGAGCGGGCGTTCCTGTCGGGCAGGTGGTCGTGATGGCTGCCGCTCCGAAGATCCACGTCACGGTCACGCTCAAGTTCCGCACCGACCCGTGGTGGCGACGTTTCACACCTCGCGGTCGTCGCGCAATCGCTACCGCTGGTACCGCCGTGGAGGCCGTGCCGAAGGCCCCGCCCGGATACCGCTACACCGAACTCGATGACGGCGGTGACGCATGAACGCCGACGACCGTTTCATCATCGAGCGAACCATGCTGAGTGCCGAGATCTTGTGCTGCCCGATCTGCGAGCACGTCATCAGTGTCCCGCCTGTCCTGGTCAGTGACGCTCTCGGCTCGGTGTTCGGGATGAGTGGCGACACCCTGGCGCGCGTACATGCGGAGCAGACAGCGACCCGTGCCGCCCGCGACATGAGGCAGCACCTTGCAGACCACAAGCCGGACGAGTGGCTGCAACGCATCAATCCGTGGATCGGGGTGGCCCGATGAACACCCTCCCCGTCATCCTCTGGGGCGCGCTCTGCTGCGGCCTCACCGCCCTGTTCACGTCGCTGTGGTGGTACGCCGCCCACGAAGCAACCAAGCGCAACCACGCCAAGACGTTCGAGGCGTTGATGTTCGAGCGCAACGCCCACGACGACACTCGCAAGGCACTCAAGGGCTGCCACCCGTCGTTGGTCATCAACGTCAAGGCCTCTGACGCTGACCCAGAAGAGGTCGCCCGCGTCGTCACGGAGGCCATGAACAAGGCCCGCACACGGGGCCTGACCGTCGTGGACGGGGGTGCGTCGTGATCTGGCTGCTGATCGCTGCGGCGTTCCTCGCCACTTGGTACGGCTGGACCGCTGCCCTTGTTGGTAACTGGCTGGCTGATATCGGACGAGTCGACTCGGTCGACGCCGGGGTACTCCTCATGGGCGCAGCGATCATCGCCATTGCCTTCCCGATCACGGGGACGGCGCTCCTGCTCTACGTCAGTTGCCGCGCATTGATGAAGGTCTACGGAACTGGAATCGCCGACGAACTTGAGAAGCGGTTCGGGGGTGCGTCATGAGCGAGTACCGATACCGCGCACTCGGATGGTGCGACCACTGCGACGGGATGCGCCCCGGACGCCCGGAGCAGCACTACGGCGACGCGTTCACCTGCGATGCGTGCGGCCACGAGTCCTACGGGCGCGTAGACCGCTCCCTGAGCCGACGCGAAGGCATGACGCTGGCGTTCATCACGGGACGTATCTCCGAGCGCGACCAGCCCACGCTCCGACAGATCGCTGACCAACTTGGCTGGTCGTCAGTCGGGACCGTCACGCACGTCCTGTCACGGCTGATGCGCAAGGGCGTCCTGGCTCGCGATGGTCGCCGCGCCCTGACCTTGGTAGGCCGACGATGAACCAGCCCACCCTCTTCGACCCGCCGAACACCTCCGACCACGTTGACAGTTGGTGGCTCGCCGGATGCCTCGAAGCCATCGAAGCTTTGGCCCTGACTGGCCGCACGTTCCAGGCCTACGACCTAGTGCTGTCCACCGGGCTGGCTGAGCCTGAGCGTCCCGCATGGTGGGGCGCAGCGTTCAAGGAAGCGCAGCGACGCGGCCTGATCGTCCGTGCCGGGTACGCACCGTCCAAGCGTCCGACTGTCCGTGGGAGTGCGTGCGCTGAGTGGGTGGGCGCATGAGCGACTTCACCATCACCTGGAAGTACGCGCACCCGACCGTTGAGTTCACGGGCGAGGCATCGCCGGAGATGGTCGCGGAGATCATCGAGACGGTCCTGGAAGATTTCCACTACAAGGACGACACCGACCAGTGCGAGGAGGCTCTGCGCTGGACCGGCTGGCATGACGAGGGTGACTGCGAACACTCCGACAGCGACTGCCCCTACGTCGGGCGCAACGCACCACACCTGGACGACCTGATCCGCCTCGTCATCCGCGCCCACGACACCGAAGGCCACGACGGTCCGCTGCGGTACTGCGGCAACGAGTCCTGCCGCGTCGCGTGGGAACTCGGCGGCTCAATCATGGGGGCTGTCGCATGACCACCCCTTGGATCGACGTCGCTGCTGATGGCCTGATCGCTGACGAACACGTCGGACGCAGGATCACCGTCCTCACCCCTGATGGCTTGTCCGGCACCCTCACCTCCTGGCGTCCCCTGCCCCGCACCTCCGGCGTTGCTGGGGTAGCGCACATCACCAACGCCACCGGGGACCATCCCGTTGGTGTGCCTGTGCCGCCCGCATCACGACGCCCT